TCATTGTCCCTTCCCAGTAACGACCTTGCTTAAAAAATTCGCGATTGCTTCCGACCCATCAAACATTGATGGTATATTACCCTCATTAGCTTGAATAGGACTGAAAATCATAGTGTCAAAGCATTTAAGCAATTCGCTAATATCTCCCCCATTCATCTTCCTAAAATCCATATAGCTATGAATAAAAGCACATAAACTTAGACGAACATCAATCTGAAGAATTTGTATCTTAAGTGACTTTACTTCAATATAAGATAGTCTGAAAAAATAGAAGAAAATAAGTTCAATGGTAGCCAACGGCAAGAGCGAAAGCAAACCAGATAATCCTTGAGAAAAAAATGATGGTGTTGTCAAATGTAGCCAAAATGCACCCACAGGTGCAGCAAGCATCGCCACACCAAGCACTATATAACATAGAGTAGCATAGATAAATCCACGTCTTTTGATTTTTCTTATTTTTTCAAACGCTTGAGACAAGCCTACAAAATTAAATTCGCTTCGATAGTTTGAGATAATCTCCTTTAACCTATCTATGTTTTTGTTATCACTCTCAATGTGTTCTCTTGCTGCCAATATCTTACCTTCTATTTCACGAACCGCTGCCATCTTACTATCTAAATGATCATTTATTTCTTTTTTTGCACTATCTACATGGATTTTTATTTCTTTTTTTTCATTTTCAATAGTAAAAAATGAGCGATTCAACTTGGTAGTTATTCTGACTTCAATTTCATCGACTTGTTTCTTTACATCATCAGCCATTTTAATGGCGTCAATAAAATTTGGCTGAGTGACGATATACTGCGCGATGAGAATTGGCATCACATCACGAATCCAGGCGAATTGCTGAGACTCGGCAGAACGATGATGATATTTATCAGCTAGATTATCCAAATCACTTCTGCCAATAGTCCTATTGTTATTAGACTCTAGCCCACCCGTAATAAAATTATACTCATAGAGTACTCTACATAGGTTAGACAAAAAACCCAGCGCATCATTTTTATATTGTTCTCGCGAAAAAATCAACTTTTCACCAAGAACCGATTGATTATAACGAGTTCCACGATCTAGCTCATCCACACGATCTACATATAAAGCATAAAATCGAACCCAATATACGTAACAATGATAACTCAATAAATCATATTCATTTATCTCAATGTTTTCTTTTTTATATAGACGTATATTTTCAACACGTTCCGCAATAGGTTTTACATCCCTTACAAAAAAATCATTACATCTTCCTAATTCAGCTACATCATTTTTATCAAGATCAAGATAAAGTCCCATCACACTCTCTCGTGAAAATAAGTCAGTACATTATTATATTCATAGATAGATATAATTAAAAGCTTAGACATACTAAAAGATAAACATGGAAGAATAACACAACGCTGAAATCATTATCCTAATAACAAAGAAAATATTATGTTTATTCACGCGCCCGGCAGTCCTCCCCACCGGGCGCCCCAGGCTACCCTGCCCGCCGCTCCAGCCGGGCCAGGCTTTGCCGCTCGACGTTGTTCAACCGGGAGCGGGTCTCCTCTAACAGACTCAGTTGCCTGAACTCATGCTGGATATGGTTCAATACCGGGCGGAGTTCACCACGATTACGCACCACCTGCTGTAGTACCTGCTTTTCCAGCTGTTGGAGCAGGCTGCGGGTTTCATGGCTGATTTCCATGATGCGTTGCAGCTCGCGGGCCAGAGCAGGCAGATCGTCAGCGGTAAAGGGATATGGGGATGGCACACCGGTGGCCTGACGCAGCGCGTACCAGACGCCCTGATTCCAAGCGGCGCGGAAGCGGAACGGATTGACGATGGAGTCGATCAGCCATTTCAGGTTTTTTATCTCCCCGTCGGAGAGCGGCGGTGGCTTAGGGGCTGAGTACGCGCCCTGCTGGCGGGTGAGTAGTTGCCTCTCCATGCGGTTGAACTCGGCGATGTAGGCCTCTTTGAACGCGGCGGCCTTCTTGCCAGTGAAGCCCATGACCAGAAAGACGAAGCCGTCTTTGGTTATTTCGTAGGCATCATAGGTATTTCCCCTATGCTCAAATTTAACCCGCGAGAAGTTGCGGGTTAAAAATTATTCAGAACAACCAAGGGATGAGATTTTAAGCACTACTTTTTGTGTGCTCTTTACCGAAGTAGTTTGCGACATCTTTTGAGGTGGTAACAGCTCGGCCATCGTGAATAGTGACGACAGGAAGAACGGCCCTGCCTAACAACGTTTGAGAGGTAGTCATTTTCGTATCCTTTTTCAGAGGATACTCGAACGGCTCGGGTGGCCGAGTGCTGAAAACTTGTACGAAGGCAAGCAGGCTTATTCCCATCGCTGGTATTGTATTCGCCCACACTCGGCCATATCCGAAAAATAACCATAAAAAAACCGCATGTCTGACGGTGCGGAGGCCGTTCGTAAGGTGTTTTCAGCACCTGAACGGACTATACCCCCGACATCGCGGGTAAAACCAATTCCGATTTATGATACTTTACTTACAAATCATAGGAATGCAATGAGTCGTTCTGGCCTGACCATACAGAGCCCCATCTGGCTATTTGATCTTACCCGCCAATAGTGGACACGCGACTAAGTGAGTAAACTCTCTACCAGAGGTAGCTCACATGACAAAATCCGTATCAACCAGTAAGAAGCCACGTAAGCAACATGCGCCTGAATTTCGCAACGAAGCCCTGAAGCTTGCAGAACGCATCGGTGTTGCTGCCGCTGCCCGTGAACTTAGTCTGTATGAATCGCAGCTCTATAACTGGCGCACTCAACAGCAGCAACAGCTCTCATCCTCTGATCGCGAAAATGAACTCGCCGCTGAAAATGCCCGTCTCAAACGCCAACTGGCGGAGAGAGACGAGGAGCTGGTCATTCTCCAAAAGGCAGCGACATACTTTGCGAAGCGCCTGAAATGAAGTATGTCTTTATCGAAAAACATCAGGCTGAGTTCAGCGTCAAAATCATGTGTCGTGTGCTTCGGGTTGCCCGCAGTGGCTGGTATGCATGGCGCCTGCGACGCCATCAGCTCAATCGACGCCAGCAGTTCCGTCTGGTTTGTGATGCAGCTGTCCGGCAGGCGTTCAGTGACGCAAAACAGCGGTATGGTACACCGCTTCTGGCTGATGAACTGCCCCGGTACAACATCAAAACCAGCGCAACCAGCCTGCACCGTCAGGGGCTTCGGGCAAAGGCTGCGCGGAAGTTCAGTCCGGTCAGCTACCGGGAACATGGCCTGCCGGTATCGGGAAACCTGCTGAAGCAGGACTTCACCGCCAGCGGCCCGAACCAGAAATGGGCGGGTGACATCACTTACTTACGTACAGATGGAGGTTGGCTGTATCTGGCAGTCGTCATTGACCTGTGGTCACTCGCCGTTATTGGCTGGTCGATGTCGTCACGAATGACAGCGCAACTGGCCTGCGATGCACTGCAAATGGCGCTATGGCGTCGTAAACGCCCGGAAAACGTTATCGTTCACACTGACCGTGGGGGCCAGTACTGTTCAGCAGATTACCAGAGCCTTCTGAAACGACATAATCTGCATGGCAGCATGAGTGCAAAGGGTTGCTGCTACGATAACGCCTGTGTAGAAAGCTTCTTTCATTCGCTGAAAGTGGAGTGCATCCACGGAGAACGCTTTATCCGCCGGGAAATTATGCGGACGACGGTGTTTAATTATATCGAGTGTGATTACAATCGGTGGCGTCGCCATAGTGCCGGTGGCGGTCTCAGCCCGGAACAATTTGAAAACGAAAACCTCGCTTAGGGCGGTGTCCACATTATGTGGGTAGGATCAATTCGACCAGTAAACCAACCACAATCTGTAGCTGGTTTAGTATGTTCTTTAACAATATAATGGGGTCTTCCCCACGTCTGTGGGGGTGTTTCTTGCCATTGCATGATTTGGCGACCTATGAAGCAGTCTTCCCCACGTCTGTGGGGGTGTTTCCACAAAAATAGACCGTTGGTAAGTGTTTGTATAGTCTTCCCCACGTCTGTGGGGGTGTTTCTGTAGATCCGTTGTGATTCATGGTGATACCACCGTCTTCCCCACGTCTGTGGGGGTGTTTCTATGTTGTGGCCAAAGTTGTTAGATCTGGATTCGTCTTCCCCACGTCTGTGGGGGTGTTTCTGCCGACACCTCACGCAACATCCTAAAGCTGGCGTCTTCCCCACGTCTGTGGGGGTGTTTCTCGATTAGGCTGATAGAGCAGCGCGGGCGCTGCGTCTTCCCCACGTCTGTGGGGGTGTTTCTTATGTCAGAGTCTGCTATGACATTCATGATGCGTCTTCCCCACGTCTGTGGGGGTGTTTCTCAAAGAGAGCGAGGCAAAAAACACCTATGCCGGTCTTCCCCACGTCTGTGGGGGTGTTTCTGGAGTTTATCCCTTGGATGGGGCAGGCCTTTGGTCTTCCCCACGTCTGTGGGGGTGTTTCCGTTTAGCGGTCGTCGCCTCATTCAAGGCATTCACCCGTAAGGTTCGCTCCAACGATTCGATGCGCGCCGTATTACGTAAAATACCGCGCTCTGCCGCTCCGATATTGTCGCGCAAGTTCTGGCTCAGCTCCGGCTCAGCCTGCTCTAACTGCGTCATCCAGCGTCCGATATTCGTCGCTGCCGTCAAATTGGCCGCCCGCAACAGCAATAACTCGTCGTTCAGTTGCAGCAACTGCGCGTCCTGCATAATGTCATCGGGCCACAGCATGCGGCGAGCATAAGCGCCATGAGTCACCGCCGCCGTATTGTGCGGCAGAAAAGGACGGATGGGCGGCGCGTGACGTGAGCCGCGAATTGGTTTTTCTCCGGAAGAAATCGCGGGATGCACGCCTGCGTACCGCGTCACAGCACCCTGTCTAGGCTCACTTTTTATCGGTACGCATTTTTTCCTCTGTTTTTTCTGCGTACCTTTTTTGCGTACCTGCGTACTTTTTTGCGTACCGTTTTTTTCACCGCGTACCCAGCCATGTTTTTTGGCCATTTTTCGAATGGCGCCTTCGGATACGAAGTACTGAGCTCCGATAGCTCGCAGGGAGAGCTCACCGTCCTGGAACGCCACTGCAATCGCCGCCCAGTCCGGTTTTGTCATGATGGTTATCCTAGCGATGACCGCACGGTCAGCATTTTTTTAGCACAGCACAGCCACAACATGCGCGTAAAACACAGCCCTCACTGCGCTCGCGACTGCGTCACGGCATCATAGAGCCGCTCACAGGCAAGGCCGGCGGCTCGGGCCCGGTCAGCATAGGCTGCCAACGCTGCATTGCGTTGGAGAGATTCGCCGAGCACGTCGGCAAACAGAAATCCGGCAGCGGCGCTTGCCGAGCTGGCTCCACCAGCGGTGGAAACTCGGCAGGGGGAACGGTCTGCCAACTGCTGCCGCAATTGAGAAAGCGTACGCCGCAGGCGCTCAACATCAGCGGTAGAGCGAGCAGCATCGGCTTTAATCTGTTCCAGTTGTTGATCCGCATTCTGTTTCACCTTAATCATGGCCTGCCAGCGGCGTTGTTCCTCAGCCCGCTCGCCCCGCTCCCGGTTTGCCCTGGCGGTCTCCTCATCCCGGTTACGCGTCTCCCACTTAAGCTGCCACGCCTGCTCAGCCAGGCGCTTACCAGCGGCGTACCCGGATGCATAGCGCCAGGTCGAGACGCCCCATAAAAGCAAAGCCACCAACGCAATGAGAGCTAGTGGCTTCCAGAGATTATTGAACATTATGCGACTCCCAGACGCCGCGCCATCCAGCGCTGAGACAGCCGGGTCAAAAAGTAATCATGCTCTATCTGCTGACGAGATTTTGCGCTCGCCCGTTTTGGCGAGATCAAATTTTCAACAGCGATGTAGTCAACTCCGACCACGAAGCCATACTGACTAACCCGCCCTTTAATCCAGTTGGTGAAGTCTCGGCCAACCCCCAAAGCACCATGCAGTGCTCTGGCACTAACAATATTGGTTTCACGCTCACCGATCCGGCCGCTGATAAAGGAACAATGTCAGCGAACTCATTAACGACATGATGATTACTTGATGCATTGGTATAAGAAGACGCTACAGATGTGTTCATATCGGCTTTACCTTTTAGTGATGAACCTTGTTCGCACAGGAAGACGGCCCCAAGAAGGCTCCGACAGCCAGCCGGCTCCTCAAGGTTCATCCTGAAAGGCTCTTGGTGATATGCGTTGCGATACGCAGATATAAAACAGCCCCGGCATAGCCGAGGCTTTTGGATATATTTCAGAGATGGTTAAGACAGCGTCACCCGCTCCCGAACCCAGCCATACAGAAACGACTCGTTCTGCACCCGCTGCTCGGCCAGCGCCAGATAACGATCACCCTGGCTACAATTGAGTGCCCGTAACAGCACCTGCTCACCCTCTTCTCCTCGGGCATCCAGGTAGGCACGCAGCGCCGACAATGTCCGTGGCCCAATCACCCCATCGGCACTGATATCCGGGTACAAGCGCTCGCCATCGTTAAAGGCGGTCAGCCAACGCTGTAGCCACTTACTGGGCACCGATGTCCCCATATTGACGCCGGTATCGCACAGTTCGGCAGCCACCCGCGCAGAGAGCTCCGCCACCTGGTCAAAACGGGGTCCCGACCAGTAGTCGCTTTCATAGATTTTCAGCGCCTGCGCCCGCGTTAAATTGCGCATATCGCCGGTATAGCCGTGGGCTCGAGCGACTTTTTCCGTGATCCCCCACTTGGTCGGCCCACCCTTGTCGTGAGGGTGATCGACGTAGCCTCCTTCACGCCCCAGTAAGGCATCAAAAATTTGATCCTTGGTGAGTGCCATAATTACCGCTCCTTGTCTGTCGGTAGTCCCAGCTTGCGGTGCAAGATGTACAAGGCAAAATGCTGTACCTGCTGCACACCGATAAAACCAATGGCACCGCCGATCGCCGGGGTCAGCGACTTGGGGAGGTTAAAATAGTCCAGCGTCGCCACCACGGTCAGTGTCAGGGCACCGCATAACGCTCCCTCTAACGCCGTTTGCTTCCAGCCGCCGCCCAGGTAGGTCACCCGGACAGCCGCCGTCAGAATGGCCAGTAATACGCCGCCTACCGGGGTCTCCCCTTGCCACCAGCCCCACAGCAACTCCTTCCACTCCAACCAACTTCCTGGGTTATGGTGCATATGCCATCTCATTACCCCGCGTTGGGGAAATTTGGATAAAAAAAACCCGGCATTTGCCAGGGTTGTCGGTAGAATACAAAAGCCCCGCATCAAGCGAGGCTTTTATAAAAAAGGTAGGATTTTATGCTGCGGCTTTACGCATACGAGCTTTCCCCTGCTTCTCAGGACCGGAAACCTTATGCTCGAGAACATTTGGGGCAGCACGCATCAAAAGTTCAACAGCCGCACCCATACCAGCAAACGCCTTCTGAGTGTCAAACCTCACCTCTGATTTAGCTACTTGTTTTTTCATGTTAACTACCCCTATACACCACTTCTTCAGCTCATGTACTGTGACATCTACTGATGAGCTTAGTTCATGTTGACCAGATCTACTAACAACGGAGGAACGTTGATGAGTGTTGACGACGCTCGATGACGAGTGCGTCAAACGGATGGTTATCGTAGCACTTCTGTACCATGAGTACACTCATTTTTGGGCAAACATCTCGAACGCAGACACAAGTTCGTTAACAGATGCACGCAACACATAGGAGCAGGATTCATGCTCAACAAATCCAAATGAATGGTAGTAATCTACTAGCTCCGCGACAGGCTCCATGATGAATACATCTATAGCATCGACAGCTTTACAAAATATAAACGCCGCCATTATTGCTAATGCAACCATTCGCCCTTTCAACGGATGAGATTCATCATCGCGACAAAATCGCTCAATCATATGAATGCGGAACACCCGATCATCAATGCCATAAACACATAGCGCAACACCTGATGGGACAGTTTCCGTGACTTGCTTAACTAACTTAATACAAAATTCAAATTTATTCGGGTCGTTTCCATACTTAGTTAGCGCATAATCCCACTCCAACTCCCCAAACCCACCAGACAGTATACGAAAATCTTCATCAGTCAATGGGCCAACAGCAAGTGGTAATCCCTGACTTTCTATGATTAATTGAAGATTATTACGGACAGATTGCCCAATCTCTTCAAGGTTTAACCCATAGCTACCATTTGCCATATAGCACCATCTGCACGTTGAATTTTCAGTATATTACATGAAGTCGTTAGCCATGACCATATAGATACACCATGATACGCAGGCAGAAACGTATACCGTATAGCCAATAACAACATGCCGCCCCCCTCAGATATCAATATGTCTACGCGGTTATCATTTTTATCTTGTTTGCGTACTTTGCGTAAGTGCTCCATCTAAAACTATATAAAAATAGTCACGTATATTAATAACGGGGGCCTCATCATCCGTACATATCACTCATCCACTCACCCCACACCTTACGCTTTTATAATGGCTCCTATCCCCAACGCCCTATTCAGAAATTGCACCAACAACACCAACTGGCTGCCGTTCCTCTGCTCCCAGCCACCCACATCATGATGTAACTCGTCATGGCACCGCCGGCACAGCGGGATCACGAACAAATCATGCGTCTTAGTTCCTATGCCCCCCAACCCCAATCCCGAATTGATGATGTGATGTGGGTCATCGGCAGGGTTTCCGCACCCGCAACACGGCTGTGTCTTCACCCAGCGCGTGTATTTACTACTCTCCCAGCGCAGCAGCTTGGGCCGTAGCATACACCCGGCGAGTGGCGCTTCGTCGCCCACCAGCATAATGATTCCCTCAACCATATTAACCTCGATAAATTGAAGGTGTGGGCTTTCCCACGCCCACACCTTATCACTATCTCGTAAAGCCTCGTTCCCGAAAGCCACCAAACAGACGGCCCTTATTTGGCTCGGCAAAGCAGACATTCAAGCCACGCTCCTCACTGCGCCCTTTAAGCATATCGTTCAGCGTTGAGAGATAGCTGCGTACCGTAGCCAACTCTTTCTGCATCGCCACAAACTGTCCTGTGATGTCATACATGGCATGGATGCGGATCTTGGCGCCGGTAATGTCATGGCCATCCTGCTCCAGTGCCTCAAGCAGCTCTAGTTCCGGGGCTCGATTACGAATATCCAGAATAACGCGCGGCGTCATCCAAGCATTGGCCAAACCACGATCATGTGGGTCGGCGCACTCCAGAGGGAAATGGTAGCGGGAGCGATTGGTGAGCGGCACCAGCGCCTCCCCATCCAACGTTAGTCGAGCAACCAGAGAGAGCGCATCGGTGAACTGATCAGCAGCGATCGCCTTGTAGCTTACACCGAAGTGCGACTTGAGCGCCGACCACAGACTGATGGCCGCCTTAGCGCGTTTATTCTGTGGCAAGGCATCGACCCGAGATTTGACCAACGCCTTGAGCGTGCCTTGCTGCTCGATAGTCAGATGAACCGTAGGGAGCGAATGAGGCTGACGAAGCATCGCCTCCATGCGGTTGAACTCGGCGATATAGGCCTCTTTGAACGCAGCGGCCTTCTTACCGGTAAAGCCCATGACCAGAAAGACAAAACCGTCTTTGGTCATTTCGTAGTATTTGGAGTCCCGGTTTACCGCGCCAGCCTGGATGTTTTTCACGTGGGCTGAAAATTCAGCCGACGCAAACTCCGGGGAGCAATCCAGCCTTTCAATCTTCTGGATAACGTTCTTGTGCTGCTTACTCTGTAGCTGGTTTAGTATGTTCTTTAACAATATAATGGGGTCTTCCCCACGCCTGTGGGGGTGTTTCCTCACTGGATGCCATTGCCAGCAGCACCACAGCGTCTTCCCCACGCCTGTGGGGGTGTTTCTCCCTTTGCGCGTGGTCGTCGCCTGGACGATGCGTCTTCCCCACGCCTGTGGGGGTGTTTCTCAGTACACGTAGCTCTTGCCAGTGCAGGCAGTGTCTTCCCCACGCCTGTGGGGGTGTTTCCGCTGGGGACACAAATTTGCGAAGGAGGTAAAAGTCTTCCCCACGCCTGTGGGGGTGTTTCCAAGGAAAAGCCGCATGAACGTTCATGACATGAGTCTTCCCCACGTCTGTGGGGGGGGTTCTAGACCGAAGTCGGCCAGCTACTCTGTGAAGCGGTCTTCCCCACGCCCGTGAGGGTGCTTCCGGCTCAGATTACAATACGCCCCCTCTACCCCTCATCCTGCAAAGGCTCGTCGCACTGGTTAGCCGCCACCATTCGCGGATCGATACTTGCGCTCCCGAACACCCCCATCTGTGCGCAGTAATTACGCTGCTGGACAGCGTACTCCACCAGCACGTCATCGGTGCAATGCTCGATAACCTGCATCCACTCATGGCCGGCGCGACGCCATAAGCCTCGCTGCTCGCACCGTTCGGCATTGAGCATATGCTCCTGGATCTGGCGCAAGTTGTGGTGACGCCATACGATGGGCTTACCCCTCATGCTCACCTCCCCGTAACCGCTGGCGGATCTGCTCCAGAAACGCCACACCGACCTGATAAAATCCGGCCCCCCCGGTGGGATCAAGCTGATCGGCTATCGCGGGTGGACGCTGCACATGCACCAGCTGCTTCACCGGTGTCGGGATACGCTGGCCAGCACGGATATTCCGTTCCCAACGTTGCATCTGCGCCTTGATCGCCCGCAGTACCTCGGCCTCGGTGTAGTTGTAACGGTACATGCGCTGGCGCACATCCAGCACCACCCAGTACATCACCGGGTGTGCCCAGTCGAACGCCTCCGGAGAGGCGAAGCGGGCCTTATCGCGAGCATAACGGTGGAACTCAGCCAGCACCTCATCGTCAGAGGGCAATCCACCTGCGCTCCGTACACCCTCACGACACCATTCCATGAAGCGCCCGCAGGAGGGCCAGAAATCCCCACCGTGCTGGCGGGCCATGCTGACACCCGCCTTGACCTGCTCCAGCGTCGTAATCCCCCCTTCCGCGAACGCCGTGATCCACTGGCGCTTCATCGCCGCCACCTCATCCGGCGCGGCAAACACCGTATTACGCGACGCCGGGAACAACAGCAGCAGATTTTCAAACAGCACATCCACCAGCTTTTCAGCGTTACCGTTCACCACCCGCTCCTGAAGAGGCTGACCCGCCATGCGGGACAGTGCGGCTGCATCCCGGCGCTGTACGGCAGAAACCAGATTTTTCATAGCACGCTCTCCCATCCCTGCTCCGTATTCCAGTCTGCCCCCAGCAGGGTTTTCAGTGAGCGATCCTGCGCACCCGCTCCCGGTGCCCCCAGGCGGATCACCAGCTCATCCCATTTTTCGCGCAGCTTCGCCGGGCTCAGTACGTTGCGGCACCAGAACGGATCACGGTTTACTCGGCCAAACAGCTCGCAAATCTGGCGGTGAGTACGCCCATCCTGATGGCACATCAGGCGCACCTCGTTGGCCCAAACCGTCCAGTTGGGCGCCTTCGGCCTGACGACCTCCCCGTCATCCTCAGCGGCCAGCTCGTACAGCCGGACGATACGCCCCCAAATCCACTCGGCGCAGGTCAGATCCTCCTGCCTGCCCCACAGACGCTTCTTGGCACTGAACACCACCGCCTCTGGATGACGAGACAAAAAATCATGATCGCTGTCAGGCTCGTCCGGTTGCGCAGCGTCCGGACAAGAAGGTTTTTTATTCTCTTGTGTATTCTCTGTGTAATCTCCTGTATGAAAGTTTGCGGGATCCCCACAGACTTGTTCGGTGGGTTCCCCCATACTTGTTTGCGGGGTTTCCACATTCTTGTTTGCGGCATCACCGCAATCTAGTTTGCGGGGTTGCACCAATCCAGATTGCGGGGTTTCCACATTCTGGGATTGCACCATTCTGGATTGATCGGAGTGTGCCGGGCCGGGTTGCGAGGGTTCGCTATTTTGAATATCCCTCGTTCTGGTTTTAGCTGTCGGCGCAGGCGTTGCTACGGGTGTAGCCGCTTCCAATAGCAACGCCTCAAGGCGTGCTACATTGATGCGGTAATGCAAGGTCGCAGGAACGCCACGGCGCGCTTCATCCAGCACACCTAGCGCAACTAAACGCTTGCGGGCGGTTTCCTGCTCATCGCGAGTTAACGCGGTTTCAGTCGTAATATCCGCCTGGGTCTTATACATCCATTCGCCACCCATACGGTTATGCCAGTAGATCATCTGGGAGAGAAATACGGCCGCAACCGGGCCCGCCTTGACCTTCCCTGCCCTCAGTTTCGCCAGCGCTGGGTTATAGGCGATGGGGCGATCCAATATCTGAATCAAGCTGCTCATCCCTGGTACCTCCTGAACTTGGCGTTAAACACCACCAGCGGTGATGCACAACCCCACTCATAGCCAGGACGACGGTAGAGAACCCGCTGGCTTTCCCTTTCATAACCTGTGATGCGAACCACCACGCCATTGCGATCTTGGTAATAGCTTCCCTGCTTAGGTATGCGCATCACATACCTCCCCACCCTTGACGGCAGTACTCTACCGTCCAGCGAGCTAACGTGTAGTTGCAGGGCCACCAGCGCCCCAGTACATTCACTTCATAGCGGTAATCCTCGCGCTCGGGCAGAACGCGGCAACGTAGCCGGAGTAGTCCGGCAGTTGGTGTGTGCATGGCTAATCCTCCGTGACAGGATCGCCGCTGCTACTGCGCCTTATGCAGGGCGATGATTGCGCGGACATATGCATCGCGTGCCGCCACGTACTGGCTGTGCAGCGCAAGGATGTCCCGCTCTTCAGATGAGTTGATAATGCCGTCGCTGATGGAGTGCTGAATCGCAAGATCAACCTGCCCCTTATGCGCCGCCGTCAGCGTCGCCAGAGTAAACAGTTCGACGGGATCTAACTCGTCGCGCGATTGCACTCGTACCGTGATGCGGCCGCGACGCGCCGCAAAGTAGTCCGCTAAATGGTGGGTGTTCGATAGATCCTCCATCGCCTCTAAGTCATGGCGATCGAAGAACTTGCAGCCGTTTTTCTCATATAGCCGATTGTTAAAGCTCGTTGGTGACATCCCCAGCGCGCCGGCCATCGCCGCTCGCCCGCCAGGCATCGATTCACACATCGCCTTTACGGCATCTTTGATGTCTCCCATGGGTTTTCCCCCGGGTGGTCACGCCAATAGGCTAAGTGCCCTGATGGCGCCAGTGTTTGATAGGCGTGGCAAAGCCACAGCCAATAGAGATTGGTTATTCGGTGTTGGTATCCGCGTTGTCGGCGGCTTCCATTGAGCCGGGTGGCTCGTTGGTTAAAGAGCGGTGATGCGGTGAATCAAGAAGACTTTTGGTAAAAACAAGGTGAATACTTCAGCTTCCCAGCTGTTATTCTGTGCAGCTTCAATGCCGCTCTCTCTGGAATCAATGTCTTCCACTGAGAGACAGCCGAGTCGCTCACTTGGAGCGCCTGGGCCACAGCACGCTGGCTACCGAAGTGCTTCACCACGGTCTGCTTCAGCATCTGTGGTGCCTCCATATTAAAGTCTTCTTCACTTATAAGCTATAAGGAATCTTCAGTCAATAACGTTTAAGATCGCTTAACATGACGATGACTACAATGGGTTCCCGCATCCTAAAGCGGAGGAAAGAGCTGAAGCTCAGCCAGGTTACGCTCAGCAAGGCTGTCGGCGTATCTAACGTTGCCATCTCCCAATGGGAACGGGATGAAACCGCACCAAGAGGGGATGCGCTATTGGCGCTCGCTCGGGAGTTGTTATGCCCGGCAGAATACTTAGTCAATGGTACCCCTGCCGACACACCTCTCGCTATTCCTGTCGCGCTACACCCCAAGGGAAAGTATCCCCTACTCAGTTGGACGCTAGTCAATCACGGAAGCCTCGCCATTCGCTCCTATACACGAGAGAAGGCTGAGCATTGGTACTCCACGACAGTTGACTGCTCAGCCGCTTCATTCTGGTTAACGGTAGAAGGCGACAGCATGACAGCCACAGCGGGCCTTAGCATTCCCGAAGGTACCGCTATCCTCGTCGATCCAGATAGAAACCCAACGAATGGGAAACTTGTGGTCGCCGCTTCCCTCTCTGACGATGAGGCTATCTTCAAACGGTATATCCTCGACGTTGGTAAGAAATACCTCAAACCTTTAAATACGATGTATTCCATGGTTGAGATAAACGATAATTATGAAATCATCGGTGTTGTCGTTGAAGCCCGAATCGCAATCCCCTGATTAATACAGAATACAAATAATTAAATCAAAATTAAATTATCTTAACAATCACTTATCACTCCCACTAAATTTTCTTCAAAAAAAGCTTGATTTTATTTTAAGCCGCCTTAAATTTATCCCATGCTCTTTAGCCAACGAGCCTCTAGCTCTACGGAAGGTGCCGACAACGCACCGCCCACTGACTCCGCTCTCGATAACATTGGGGTGTATGGATCATGCCGTCTCCCTCACACCACTCAAGTTAGCACGATCCATTATCGCAAGTGTCATTTATCTAGGAGGGATTATGGCCACGATTATCAGGGGAAATTCCGTCAATCCGGCACATCCAAACGCACGCCAACGCCGCCACGAACGCCGCAAAGCTCAGGCCATACAACGCGAGTTACTTGAATCCCGGATCTACCATGCGCTAGGTTTAAAATTAGCGCATCGCCCTGCCCTAAACCGGGCAGAAATCGCCAGCAAGCGCGAGTCGCATCGGGTAGATGTGATCGTACTCTGCGCCAGCAAGCGACAACCGCCACAACCCAGCTGGAATAACTGCTGTTTGGCTCGCTGGGCATTGTATAGGGTATCGTGACAATGGAGAGTGCAATCTACTAACCAAACGTCCGCTAAGAGCTAGGTGCAGACATTTTCCTACAGGAGGAGACTGGAAGATCTCCAAAATGGATGATATCTTTCCGAGATACTTACATTTTGCTGTCCGTATTAAAACTATTTAATTGACTTCACTATTGCCACTGCAACTGGATATAGACGATAATGATAGTAATAAAATCGTGAGACAATTTGATAAAAATCATCAAGAAATGGCTCATGTTTTATGCTAATAATTTTTTTAGTTAATAAGATTGTTTTAGATATGGTAATATTAAATTTTTGTGGCAAGGAATTTCCATCATGATAAAAACACCGACAGACCTTGAAAGCTATATGCAATATGTTTATTCATGTTTGCTTAACCTTCAAAATGAGGGAGTTGTTGTTAGCAGAAGAGCAATTTTAAAAGGAAAAAGTACAAATCATGAAATTGATGTTTTCTACCAGTTTGAAAGAGCTGGAGTTATCCATAAAGTAGCAATTGAATGCAAGTATCTAAGCAGACCAGTAGAAAAAAAAGATGTAATGGTTTTTCGTGGTAGGTTAGAAGACATAGGGAATATTCAAGGAATAATGGTTAGCAAATTCGGATATCAAAAAGGTGCATATGAGTATGCTAAACATTACGATATAGATTTGAAAACCATCGACGACGTTCCCTCTCTCAACATTATTACGGCTGAACAAGTTAAATCCGGAGGGCTACCTTCTAAAAACAATATAGGACAGCCTTTTTGGATATTAATGGAGAAGTATTTAGATAATGTTGATGCAATATATTATGGAGTAAATGATGATTGCGATGGAAAATTTACGATACCTCTTTTCCTATCTAAGAGAGATGCTATCCATTTTTTGAAAAAAAAGAAATTACAAAAAAAATTTGCAATTAGAGGATTAACTCAACGAAATCTTGAGGTTTTAATTGGATTTGGAAAAGTTGGAGGCTGTAAATTTTATTTAATGCCTTCGCCATACAATTCGGAAAATAATGGTGGTATAATAATCTCACCTGACGCATTAAAATTTAATTACTTAATTTCTGAAATAACAGAGGATGAATACTCAGAAGACTATTTTGTTAAACCTAAGAGAAAACACTTGTCATTAGCCAGAATTGTTGAAGAATTAATGGATAGCCGTTCTCTTGAATTACTAAAAAACATAAAAAGAAAGTAGGCAAGGCTCGTGCAAGTCTAACAAGCCAGCTGTGATGGCCATAATCCAGAAAATGTCAGATGTTCAAATTGTAACGTCCTTTAGCTCTGCTTAAAAACATGACGAACACCTTCGATATATTATTTGAAGAAGCAATAATAATTATTGCCATTAATAATAATTCTCATACCCACCTGCGGTCTGCACTGTCATTACGGGCGTCATGGCGGTGAGCCACAGACCGCAGCTGGATATGCATTTACACGAAACAGTATCGAGGCGGATCTCAGGCAATCGGAGATTCAAAACGGAGCAATCGTGAAGGACTACCCCGATTCACACATACGCTAGGTTTAAAATTAGCGTACCGCCCTGCCCTAAACCGGGCAGAAATCGCCAGCAAGTACAAGTCATATCGGGTGGATGTGATCGTAATCGTACTGTGCACAGGTGATATTGTAGATAGGCAGTGTGAGTACCAGCAGTGAACTCTTTACCACTGGTAACTATTTTCTTGCTTAAGTGCTCGCTTGTCAGCTAACAGGTGAATACTAGCTACAACATATTATCAATAATTATTGTCTAACATTTGTCCACTCTATCAACTTCGTCCAAAAACTGAATTTTATAACTGAAATGTTCAACATTACCAAGTACCACTTGTAAAATATAGTAAGTGTAAGATATAAATGTAGCGATCAATGAGTTTTCTCTATCGCCTAACTCAGTCAACTGTGGTTGATCCAGTAACCAATAGATTTGCTGGATAACTGCCTTAACATCTTCACCAACAGCTCCTCCGCTGACAAGAATAGAGCACATCCTATTAATCACGCTATATGCTCTCGGTTCCATGTCATGCTTGAGTAAGATACTCTCAAGAGCAAATAAACAATATCGTAGGCGATCTTGCAGAACTATCAAAGTTGTCCCCTTACTGTAGGTTAGAATGCTCGCTCGTACCGCTAAAGCAAACTCACTCAAGCCCTCCGACACTACGAGTGAAGCAGCTGCTTTCAGTAGTTCAGAATTAATCTCTGCAAATTTCCGCTTAGATAGACGCCAATAGCCTATATTCTTAGGTAAAATACATTCAGTATGGCTAAAGCCGCCTTCATACTTTACAATTAGTTTCGATCTTGGAAGGTACTCCGTTCCTGCCAATGCTACCGAATTGAAAATGTACGAGCAAGAAGCAGCAGGGGAAAAGAAGCTCAATAAACCAACAGCATCTTGAGCAATCTGAAAAGCTCGCTCTGCAGCAAATTTTTTCTCAGCCTCAACAGAAACAATTACGGCAGCATATCCTTGAATATCATTTTTCAATTTTTCAAAGAACTGCCTAACATCTGGCTCTTGCTCAGGGGAAGGTAAAGGTGCTCCGCTACGTAGGTTTTCGATAGTATTAGCGGTAATAGAGTCTATACGAACAGGGCCAAAGTCAAACCCTTGCTCGACCTCCATATTAGCAATTGGAGCTAAGACTTCAATATTCATGACGGATTTTTGAACTGCATCGCTCAATGCCTCTGAAAATGGTATTTGAACAGATGGAAATTGTTGTCTTACCCAATTAAAGAAAGTAGTCTCAACAAACTTACGACTTATCTTTGTGCGAGCCCAAGCTGCCTTCATGACAACATCAATTAGCTCATTAAGAAATTTATAATCACTCTCTACTAATCCATAGGTTTTTTCATTATATTTGAAGAATATAATAGACATAGTTCCATTAACATCTTGCACCCAGGAGATAACGTCTCCAATTATATCTTGACCAGTAATCAGAGTTATAGGCCGTTCAGTTGCGAAATCATCTACCTCATGCGGAATACGAATCTCTTTAACCTTCCCGAAAATATCAAAAGAGATCAGTTCAAGTTCAGCAGCATGAGCTGATGTAAACATAAATGGCTCAATAGGGAGAGAATCTGACGGATTAGTTTGTAAAGTAGGTTCGTTGTCTGGGCTAATCTTATTAAGTTTTATTTTAAGTTGACTAACTTCTTGAAGATCGGAATGATGGTATTTTTCTAAAGTGGAATCCAACCAATCATGGAATCTGGATACTAGTGCTAGGTACTCTTGTGTCACTTCGTGAATATCTAGATGTTCCCCAGCTTGTTCAATATAGGTACGAGCCACTGACTTCCAATCTTTCCAATCCAAAAGAGAGGAGGTGTCATAGCTCACTCCTGTTTCCATCGTACCAACACCACCCATTTCGCTAGGGGCTGCCTCGAACTTCATAAACATACTAGAATTTGGCAAACCTCTGTGAAGCATGTAGTTGCGAAGTCCTTGAACAAACTGTGCTACTGGTGAGTTAGCAAAAGTATCTCTCGCTTTATTTTCATATATTGTGAGAATTTCAGTTCCTGCGTAATGCGTCCTCATAAATACCCGCGTATGTTCAACAAGGGTCAAAGAGGATGAAACGAAGTTATGAATATGACGATTTAGCTCTCGATGGGCTTGGATCCCTGCCTCACGGTTTTTCTCCGCCATTAATGCTATACATTGCTTAGGATCCCTGACTCTTTGGGATAACCAAAGAAGCTCCAACGCATTCATTTTAAATATATTTAGTGAAAAACTGCGTTGATGAGCTCGATCTAGGAAACCTGTCCCCTCTGATTCTCTAATCTGCTGAAAAAGATCAGCGAAAGCAATAGGCCTATTCATTGTTATACCGTAACTCCAGTCAGTTTTACTCAATATAGTTAATAACTCTATTAGATTACTCAAAAACAATCCAGATAAATGAAAAAATTCACACCTTCCATCTAATTGGTTAAGAAAAAACTGCTTACGCTAATGACTAAAAATATGGTGTAGAAAAATCAACAATTAACTAATTAAATTAGTATTGGTGATGATTTAACATTGCATTTATTCGTTATAAAATAATAACCATACCCAGCTGCGCTCTGCACTGTCATAACGGGCGTCATGGCGGTGAGCCACAGACCGCAGCTGGGTATGCACCTGCGAAGACCACCCTGAGTTACTCATATACCGAGAAGCTGATGGCCGATAGCCACTATCCTTATTGCACTCCTATGATTTATAAGTAAAGTATCATAAATCGGAATTAGTTTTATCCGCGATGCCGGGGGTATAGTCCGCTGAGGTGCTGAACACACCTCAGCAAGATGAATCCGCACCCGACAGTTATGCGGATTTTTTGTGTCCATACTTTCAGATATGGCCGGGTAGCGAGCAGACCATACAACACCCGCAAGGGGAAAACTGCTGGCCGTCTTGCTGCGGTGTTCAAGTGCCCGACCGCCCTGCTGAACACAGGGTAAATCTGAACGAAACAGCAAGGACACAGAAAAATGACTCATCAGCTTTCTGTACATACCCCCAATGTCATCATCCGAAACCACCGCCCCATCACTACGTCCATTGCGGTGGGCGAGTTCTTTGGCAAGCAACACAAGAACGTTATCCAGAAGATTGAAACGCTGGATTGCTCCCCTGAGTTTAACGGGCTGAATTTTCAGCCCGTTAAATACACCGATGCTAAAGGTGAAACTCGCCCAGCCTACGAGATGACCAAAGACGGCTTCGTCTTTCTGGTCATGGGCTTTACCGGTAAGAAGGCCGCCGCATTCAAAGAGGCGTACATCGCTGAGTTCAACCGCATGGAGGCGCAGCTACTCCAGAAAACCACCTCACGCAAACCCAAAGCCCTGCCGGATAAACTCACACCGGAGCAGCAGTCGGCCATCAAGGAGCTGGTCAAATCCCGCGTGGAGGCAATCGCCCAGGACAAACGAGCCAAGGCGGCCATTACGCTGTGGTCATCGCTAAAGTCTCACTTTGGCGTAACCTACAAAGACATACATCAAAACCAGTTCATCGAGGCGCTATCTCTTGCTGCCCGTATACCGCTGGAGGGTGAATACCTGAGTAAGGCACCAGCTGCGGCACTAGATCAGACTCGCTATAACTTCCCGGCTGAAACTGCCGATCCCCATGATCGCAAGTTTGGTAATGCCTGGATAACTCCACGTGTGATCCTAGATGAGCGTAACCGCGCCCCTGAGCTGGAGCTATTAGAGGTGCTAGAGCGTGATGGGTACGATGTTACTGGCGCTAAAATCCGCATACACGCCATGTATTACATAGCGAAACAACTCATTGAAATGCAGAAAGAGCTGTCCACCGCAAGCCGTTACATGTCGGCGGTTAATGACATTATCAAGAACCAGACCATACAACGAGGCAGCAATATCAGCTTTACTGGAGAAGACAAAGGCAAAGCGTATGGTGGATACGGCAAGCGCTCGCTGACATCACGCTAATAGGCACATAACCACCACCGCGCCAGCGTTCCCAGCCGTACCGCTGGCCGGATAACTCTCGTGTGCTCCGGCCATCGTCTCTCTGATTTTCTCTTTGCTCCACCCTTTCCGCATCCTCTTTTTTACGCCAGGAGAGCCTCGCCATGCCTGAATATTTCGCCTTCTTTATTAAAGCCAAAAAACAGTCCGGTCAGCAGGACATGCTATTTTGCTGCCAGGCCGACAGTGTGCGCGTCGCCTATTCTCAACTCTACCGCGCGCTAACGGCCAGCGCCCTGCATCTGGATGATTACTTCACCCCGCGCCGAACGCCGCTGCCGGTCGGCATCAAACTGCCCGCCGAAGGGAAACTCGACCGGGCGTTTTGCCGCCGCTATCACCTGGTCGGCGACCGTTGGTTAAAGCGTCCCCGCGCTGTTTGCTAAGCCCCTTCCTCTGCCCTAGACACGCGGCTGACTCTCTCTTATTAAAACGCATCCCCCAGACTCTCGGAGCCGGCTATGACAACCTACCTCACTATCCAGACGTGGGTGCAGCAGCACTATGACGATAAACCGCCCTGTGTGGACACCGTCCGGCGCTGGATCCGGCGCGGCTATATTTATCCGCAACCCTACCGCCACGGCGGCGCCTACCGTATCCAGAGCGATGCCCGCTACCTGCCCCCCTGGCAGCAGAAAGCCGCCAAACCCACGGCGGCCTCCCCCCACACCTTGCTGGAGCGACTAAAACATGGCGAAAAATAGTCGAAGCAACGACGCTAGGCAAAATCTGCCGGATAACCTGGATAACCGGCACGGATTTTTCGTCTGGCGCCATCCCCTCACCGGCAGTGAACTGCCCTTAGGCTACATCACCCGGCGTGAGGCTATCCGCCAAGCCCGGGAGGCCAATCACTATCTCGCCACGATCACGCCCAGCCCCTTACCCAATCCGCATGAGATCCCCACCGTCAGCCAATGGATCACCGAATACCTCCAACGTCTCGAACAGCGCGGCGTGGCGGCCAATACCTTGCGTGCCCGCCGCTCACAGAGCAAAACGGTACACGCGATGATCGGGCCGCGTTATCTGACGCAGATCAGCACGCGGGATATCGCCATCTTATTGCACCCCTACATACTCGATGGCCGCCTCACCGCCGCCAGCCTGATGCGCTCCTTCCTCAACGCCCTATTTCGTGAAGCGGTCGCGGCAGGCTTTATCGATCACAATCCGGTGGCCCAGACCCGCACGCCCCCCATCCGCGTCAAGCGTCGTCGCCTGAGTGAAGAGACATTGTTAGCCGTCTACCGTCTGGCATTACAAGGCGAGGCCAAAAAACCGTGGCTGGCCCGTGGCATCGAGCTGGCGCTGCTCACCGGTCAGCGGCGGGAAGATCTCTGTACCTTGCGCTGGCAAGATGTCCGGGAGGATAAGCTGTGGCTGATCCAGGGCAAGACCGGTGCCCGCCTGGCCATCACCACCCGCTTGCATCTTCAGTTGGGGCCGTACGCGCTGCGTCTGAGCGAGGTGCTAGATCGTTGTCGGGCTCAAGGGCCAAGCGACTACCTGCTCAACTCCCGCCGTCCGCGCCTCCACCGCGCACCGGGCGGCCCGCTGGTGCCGGACACGTTGAGCAAGGGCTTTTCCCGCTTGCTCGATCAGAGCGGGCTGGTACACGCGCCCCATCCCCCCTCCTTCCACGAGATCCGCAGTCTCGCCTCACGGATGTACCAGGCACAGTACGGAACGGAGTTCTGCCAGCACTTGCTCGGCCACAAGAGCCGGCTGATGACGGAGAAGTACCTCGATCTGCGGGAGAGCATGTGGAATGTGATCGACATACCGGACGAGGAGGATAACAAGAGTGAGGAAAATAAAGGTTAGGTGGGCAATCCATTGCGAAACCGGGCGCAGCGGATGGGGTTGCATGGTTATGCAGTGGGGGAAAAATCGGACGGTGCCATCGGCAGGAAAAGCGAGGGAGAAAACGACGATTTTTGGCGTACTGGGTTGGGAAATCATCACGCCGAGTGATGAGCGGTACGCCGATCGGACGTTATGGTAAATCAGCTCATTGTCGAGGAGGCACCGATGATAAAGAGCTGGGCTCCCTAAAGGTGTGCTGGCTGCGGTGTTCGAAGACGACAGGAAAACATATATTTTACACCATTTGAGCAACAATATTGAATTAAATTCAATTATTTTACAGGAATGGTGTCAGGTCTTTTTTTATCCATTAAAAATCAATAGATTAAATATGACTCATCCGCCTGAACCCTCCTCGTTGGCACCTTATCCTACACCAGCCCTGACTTCGCTAACATCTTGATCACAGAAGAATATTCCGAAAAAATCCCCTTAAGTGGTCATCGTTGATTTGGCCAGGTATCGCCCCTCAGCAACACCGCCCGCTAACGCCCTCTTGAGCATGATGAACAGAAGAAGACGCGGCGTAGCCCTCCTTTCTCCCTCCTGAGTAGCGGTTTATTTGTCACCCGATGAAACTACCTCTCTACTCGATCTGGGCTACTCCAACGCGTTGTCGTGTGTTGTCGTGTGTTGTCGAGCATTACCCCACTGTTGTCGGTTGTGACAGGGGCGTGGTCTAGGGGGATTTATTGCTGGCAGAGGGCGCCATCCGTCAGCCTGAGTTAGAAGGCTGAAACAACACGATAGCGAATGGGTTCAACAAACAATCAAACAGATAGCCTTAGAGCCTATCCCAGTAGGCGTGTATTGTTGCAACCGGTTGGAACACGGACAGCGCAGCACAACCGGAGCGTACACACCGTACGTGAGGCGGGTGAGCACTACCCAGGGCCAACATGGCAAATAAAATAGCTTAATGGGATAGGCTGTTAGTGAAATCAGACCTACTCAAACCACCGATTCATCCGCTTCACCGCCTGCTGGACAATGTGGTTGCGGCGCGCCAGTAGCTTGTCGATACGCTGGCGTTTCTCCTCGGCGCTGAGGCGGCCACTAGCTTGTCGATGCGTTAGCGTTTCATCTCGGCGCAGAGGCGGCCAGCAGCGACCTCCTCTCCATGTGGTTAAACTCAGCAACGCTGCAATGACAGACTCATCAAACCCGACTATCCACGAACCCCGCAACCGAAAAGACATTACAGTATGCTGATCCGTTGATAATTTTAACCTTTTGCTTGGACATGGGTTGCCGATGCTGAAACGGTTGTAGCGCACAGAGGCGCCAATCATCTAAAAATTCAATTTATTCAATAAGGTCTAGGGTAAGCATAGATCTCAATTCGTTGCAAAACGCTCATCATCAACAAGCGCATTCTTTCATCGCACCAAGCGGGAGCGTATACCACCGTAAAATCTGCATCAGGACGGACATTATCTACTCTCGTTCTGATATTATCAGCCATTGTATGCAGAGTACCCAATGGGTACCCAAAACCTGACAGACGGTAGTAACCTACCAGAGAGGTTTTCTTAATCACAGACGCTCAAGCAGGCACTGGCGTCCCATGCGCGATTAGTTACTCTCCTAGCAAAGCGATATCGAGGCATATTTTGAATCGAAAACAGTTCATTCAGAGTCACGGAGCCACTTGCCGCAACTGGACGTGGAGTTGGTCATTCATCAACCATGAACAGCGGATGGTGATTTTCGGCAGCTGGGATTCTGAACGCGAAAAAGAGCGCTCAGTGATCTTGCGCGAAGAATGGGAGTACAACAGCGACAATAAAAAACAACCCGGCTACACTCAGGCCATCGAGCATATCAAGTATATTCTTCAAGGGTATGATCTGTTCACCTTTAACATGATCTATGCGCCACACCCTGATAACCCAGAGATCGCGGTTATTAAAGACTTCGAACGGCGGCTTGAACACCGTTTCCTGAGAAAAGAGGGAACGGTGTGGTACGCCGATTTCGCGGCAAACGCATTCCCAGACGAGCTTCCAGTATCCGAAAGCTATGTTGAAGGGGCGAAAAAGAACATCACAGTTAACGCCTATGAGCGAGATCCTGAAGCTCGCCGAGCTTGTATCAACCACCACGGTACCGTATGTCAGTGCTGTGGTTTTGATTTTGAGCAACACTATGGCACACATGGAAAAGGGTTTATCCATGTGCACCATATTCGTGCCACTGAGTACACTGGGTGATGGATACCAAATCGATCCCATCAATGACCTGGTTCCGCTGTGTCCTAACTGCCATGCGATGGTTCACCGCGGTAATGTAGATAAGCCGTTATCTGTCGAACAGCTTCGCGACATCATGCAAAACCAGAAGCAAAGCGCACAATGAGTAACATGCGTTGCAGATAGAGCGGCGACCTTAACTGGGCTGCTCAGGCGAGCGCTATCGCGACCATGAGTGCTTTTATATCTCTTTTTACGCTTAGCATCACAAGCGTATAGCATGAGGTATGGTGCAGTAAAACGTCGTGATGACGAACGGATCTGTACGCCATCAATATTACCGAGGTGGCCATTCACGCCGCCAATCGCTGACGTTAGTGACGACATAGACTTAGCAGAGTTCACCATTCCCGCCAAGGCTGTCTCAAACCGGGCATTCGCTACCGTTTTTCTATCTGCCGCCAGGCGAACCGCACTCAATATCGCCAGCAGCCCACCGCTAGGAAAACGCGCCGCGCTTCCCCCCACTTAATAGCCAGGCGTATCACGCCAGGCCCAACTATCGCGTGGCAGCCGCCAGTGAGGAATACGACGCCCCATCCGGCGCCCCTAGCGGCCGCTCGATCGGTAAGGTCGAGCCCTGTAGGCCGACACTACGCGTACGCCCGGTGGCCTGCGATCTCTCCCTCCCCCTTCCTGCCAGTCCCCTCAATGGGAGTCGCTCAGCTAATAACCTCAGTATTGATAAAGATATGAGGTATCATAATTCTAAATATAATTAATCCGAGGTAAAGACACCAATTTCACGCTTGCAGAAACAGGCATTGATTCATATAAAATATTAAATAGCCGCCATAGCATCTATTATGATATTTATCATGCCGTGTCTTTTAGCGAATAAGCATTATAAATATTAATCAAATAGACAAAGAAAATACATCAACAAGCAGATGTATTAATATTAAATTTTTAAATAAAAATAGTTTTTGTTATTTTCAACACGAGAAACAACGTGGCTTTAGATTAAATAACACCAACGGATGACATTACACACACAGAGGCATAAGAGATGGAACGTAAAAAACTAACCGCTATAGCATCAGCACTGTTAATTGCAAGCATTAGTAATGTCCAAACAGCTATGGCTGCTGATGACGATAGCGCTAGCGCCACCCCCAAGGCCCCCACCCTTAGCGCTGCCGAACTCGCACAACGGGCTGAATGGGTTAAAGAAATACAAAAATTAGCCAGCGCCCAAAAAACAAAGGCCGAACAGGCACTGGTTAGCTCATTGGCTATCGTCGATCACTTAAAGACGGAGATCGAACAGGACGAAGCTAAAATAACGCAAATAGATAGTATAAAACAAGCAATTGCCGCCCCGGCTATCACTCAATCCGTGGACTATTCTCGACAAATACGCCAAGTTAGAGATTTTAATGCTGGCTATTTGACGACCACCATCCCCCAATTTAAAGCTATCGCGGATATTGCCGCCGCGTCCGCATTGGCTGTTGTCGCCAATCCCGGCACCGATACCAATGCTGCCGGGATAAAATTCCTGGAATCCTATTTATATTACCAGACGTTTAACGGCGCTTATACTGCAAGCACTGCACTCCAACAACAAATTAATACCTATTTAACCAATAACGCGCAAGCAATCGCGGGGGCCGATGCGATCGCCGCCTTCCAGCCAACCTTAGCGTTAGCGGATAAAGCGGCCACTGAGGCCAAAAAAACGTTAACTGAAAAGGTAAAGCAAAATAAAGCTAGCGCTACAGCACTTTTAGCTGAAGTGCAGAAAGCCAGCGACTATAATACCAAGATGGATAAATTAATTACCGAATTAGATGCAGATAAAAAAGTTAAAGACCTCAACGCCAAAGCCCTAACCGCCGCCATCGACGAAAATCGCCAGGGTACCCTAGCGGCAAACCTGATGGCGCTGGGCGCACTGGATGGGGTACAGGAGGTCAAGCGTAGCAGTGAGGCAAGCAGTAGCGCCTTTGCTTCCGCTCTCAATGACAGCAAGCATGAATTAAGCGCGGCCATTCAAGCGAATAGCCATTCCCTGAGCCGCCGCATTGATGATAACCGTAAGAAAGCCGCTGCCGGTATCGCTGGCGTGGCGGCGATGACCAACATCCCCATTCCCTATGCTGACGGCGCCTTTACCATCGGCGTCGGCGTCGGCTACTACGATAGCCAAAGCGCGGGGGCCATTGGTTTTGGTAAGGGGTTCGATAACGGTCTCGCCATCAAAGCCTCGGCGTCTTTCGCCACCGACAGCAATGTCGCCATTGGTGGCGGTGCCTCCTGGAGTTTCTAA